GAAGGGACAGGACGATTTAGATTTTATAATGATAGCAATGCCGAATTCTCTTTTGATATGAAAAAGAGCTCTTGCAGACGTGTTCTTGGGTTTGAAGATTTGGTGTATGAATCCATTTCTATCAATAGCCGTCATGAAATTGAAGCGCCATTTAGATATAATCTTATGGGGACTGAATGTATTCTTATGGAATCTGATTTAGATTCTCAAATCAATCATTCAAAAGTCAATTCCATCAGTGCACCACTTGCAAAGTTTTATGTAAGCGACTCATCTCGTAGTCAATTTGTTCAATTGATAAATCACGAACAAGGTTCGAGACACTTCTTTCCGATTTCTAAACTTTCAAATTTGAACGTCAATTTCAGAAGAGGCCATATGGAACCAAATGAAACCTCTCGAAGGCAATACGACTTTCACGGTGTAACTTATTATGTGCACATCGTTGTAAAGTGTATTTCTTATGGAAAGAATTGGGGGACATTAGGGTCCAACAAAATCTCTAACGATGCTGAATATGTTTTAAAGGGTCTTATCAATTTCCTTCTCAAAGAAAAGGAAAAGGAAAAGGAAAAGGAAAAGGAAAAGGAAAAGGAAACTCCAAAGGGGTCTCAAAATAGAAACGTATTGAAAACATTTGGGTTGATATCTGCTTTGGGAGTAGGTTATTGGGGATATAACAAATTGAAACCAGGTAGTAACATTGATGTCAATGCAGGGCCTATTGACTTTGACTTTTAGGAATCATCTTTTCTTATGAATAACCAACCCTGATTTTGGCTTTGCAGTTGGAGCGATTGGTTCAGATATGTCATGGTTTGGATTGTATTTTTGTTTATGACAATTCCAAAACTGTGAAGCACCTATACGAAACTTTTCTGGCCTAAGTTTTGCTTTATACCAAAATACAACATCTTCAATTTTGTTACTCTTTGATGTATTATCTAACACCAAACATTCAAAGTTCTCTGTGCAAGTGTCTAAAACCTGTGCAAATGAATCAAAATTCGGAAAGATGCCAAAGAAGTTCTTATATATTTTTTCTCTGTTTTGAATGATATTTTCTCGCAAGATGAACACATAATCTATATTTGCTCTTAGGTCAGGTGAAAGGTCCATACAATATTGCATAGTCAACATAAAGAACAGTTTCCAATGTCTTCCATTCATGAATATGCCTCGTATCCATTTATCCCTTATCATCTTCTTATCGTACATACAATCGTCAATAAGAACAAATGCTCCTGCATTCGGCGTCTTTGCTTTACAAAGCCTCTTTTGTCTATTTATAAGCTTCTCTATTACATCTGATTTATATTCTGAATATACAAAGAGGTCAGGGACATAATCTTGATAATAACTATTTCCCTCTTCGGTCCCTGACATTACTAAACCGACCGGTATATTTCTCTTATGATACAATACATCTGTCACCAATGTTGTTTTGCCTGTTCCACGTTTACCTATGAAGACACAAACCCTATTTGGGTCTATAGTCCGCGGATCAAACTTCTTTATCTTTAAACTCATACTACAATAGGTTTTAAGAAACATTGAAGATACTAACGCATATTATCTTTCATTGGTTATGCAGATTATGTTGAAGATGGACAGCTAACTATGATATCACTTCTCTTAAGTGCAGTGAAAACTTTTTGTATTCTTTTGATTTTTCTGGTCACCGTATGCAACCCGGCACCCCACACCTTTGTCTGAAGTCAGTTCGGATTATTTATGAATAACAAAGTGAATATATTATATATGAAATTTGTCCCAAATTGGAAGCATTTTTCTGGTGAAAAATACGAAAATAAAACGACCGCATATGTAATTAATCTTGAGCGTCGTAAAGATCGTCTCAGTACATTTATGAAAAATTTTCCATTAAATAATGTAAATCGATACAATGCTTATGAAGGAAAAATAAACGAAAATGATTTTTTGTCTCCTGGAGCATATGGATGTGCACGTAGTCATTATGATCTATGGAATCTGTGTGTTGAGAAAAATGTACCAATAGTAATCTTCGAAGATGATGCTCAATTTAAATTCAATTTTAATGAAATATTTCACAAAATTGAATCTACAAATTTTTTCAATATTGATTCAACTTTATTTCTTGGTGGAGGACCCAGAGGCTTTGGAAGTTACAGAAAGAAAAACATAAATGAATTTGTATCTCTGAAACTACCACGAAATCATTGGTTGCGTTGTGAATGTTACATCATTTTCCCTAAATTAGCTTCTGTTCTAATTTCTGAATATAAATTTCATAAACCGATAGACATATTTATCAATGAATACCCAAATATTTACATGTTAAACTCCGAAATCACATATCCTGGAAATAGTAGTATTGACTCTGATACTATTTCTATCAAATCGGCAATAAGCTCTTGGTTATGAAACGTCGTTTGAATATTTTCTCTAAATTTTTTTTCTTTGCTTATAGTACAAACAATGGGAGGAGGACTTATGCAACTCGTAGCTTATGGAGCTCAAGATGTGTATCTTACTGGCAACCCCGTCATCACTTTCTTCAAAGTGGTATACCGTCGCCACACCAACTTCGCCATGGAATCTATTCAACAAACATTCAACGGAACACCAGGATTTGGTTCCCGTGTATCTGCAACTATCTCCCGCAATGGAGACCTTATCACAAACACTTACCTTCAAATGACAGTAACGGGAGGCGGCGTCCCAAAGACGGACTCTATAGCTCATGCTCTAATCAAAACAGTTGAACTTGAAATCGGCGGACAACGCATCGACAAACATTATGGAGATTGGTTAGAGATTTGGTCTGAACTAACCGTTCCTGAAGAGAAGAAGACTGGATTCTTCAAAATGGTTGGCAAGACTGCAGCAGTTTCCACCAACGCAATCACTACAACTGAAACATATTATGTGCCACTCCAATTCTTCTTCTGCCGCAACCCAGGACTCGCACTTCCACTCATCGCACTTCAATACCACGAAGTCAAGATCAATGTTGAATTCAATGATGCCAGTGTTGCATACGCTGGCACTCCGTCCTCTTTCGACTGTTCTCTCTATGTCGACTACATCTACCTCGACACCGATGAGCGCCGTCGTTTCGCACAAGTGTCTCACGAGATGCTCATTGAACAACTTCAATTCACCGGCGATGAATCTATCACCTCTCAAAACTTGAAATACCGCATGAACTTCAACCACCCAGTGAAAGAGCTCGTATGGGTGTTCTCTGGTGCTGGTGCTGATTTCGGCCGCTACTCAATTGACGACACCTCCGGTGATGCAGATACAGGTCTTGACGGCGTCGGAACTGATCTTGTGGAACCAATTACCAAAGCCAAGATCATGCTCAACGGTCACGACCGTATGTCCGAACGCGCTGGCTCTTACTTCCGTTATGTGCAACCCTACCAACACCACACCCGTGTGCCTACCAAACCAATCTATGTTTACTCCTTCGCGCTCCGCCCCGAAGAGCATCAACCATCCGGCACCTGCAACTTCTCCCGCATCGACAACGCTCAATTGTCTCTTGAATGCTCTGACAACTGGGATGCTGGCTCCAAGATTAAGGTGTATGCGACAAATTACAATGTGCTCCGCATAATGTCTGGTATGGCGGGTCTTGCGTTCTCCAATTAGATTTAAGAAACTGTTAAGAAACACGACCACAATTTGTCAATAAAATTAAAACCAAAGAATTATTATTTTATTGTTTGAAAACATTCAACTATAAAATTGTAAATGGCTTATGGATATTGTTTCACAAGGAGGAGAAAAGATGGAACATATTACAAAATTTGTCCGGGGTATATCCCAGCACCAAAGATGAAACGAACAAACCTAACGCTAAAGAAAACAAATATAGATAAGATAGTTGAACAATTGAAGATGCTTGGATTCAAGAAATGGTCAAGGACAGTTGCACAAAAGATGATGAAGAGTGGAAAAGGTATTGAAAATTACTCAAAAACGACAGGAAAACTTAAGAAAGGTCATTGATCAAAACAGATTATGAAACTTATTTGAAATTTAAATCTATGAGTAATGTAAATGGCTCTCATCAAAAGAGAAAATTATGAACGTGCTAAAGAAGGACTCGTTATGGATCTCGTGATCCTTTTACTAAACCTAATTTTGATCGCGATTGTCGGTCAATTATTATGGAACAATGCGGCGGTTCCTTTGGTGCCGTCACTAGCGAAATGCAAAAATCCTCTCCACATTTTGGGAACGTCAGCACTTGTAAGCATGATGATTATGTAATTTAAAAGAAAGAGTCCTTGTACAATTAACTAGATGGCTGCTTCAAGGAAAGCTAAAGTGCAAAAACATGACAATGTTGCAATTGTGCTGTCTCAAATTCTAAAATACATTGTTTGCAAAGACATCATGATGTTGATGTTTCATTTGTCACAAGAACAGAATTCTGACATTGTGTTTCATACAATGAAGAATATTGTAGACAGTCTCCCAGATTGTTCTCAAATCATTGCATATAACTACCAACAATTTATCGATACGTACTATAATATTTGGAATGGAAAATACTAAAGAGCCTTTAGTTTATGTTGTTCAAAATCCAGATAATACAATTGATATTATAAATTCAGACAATAGTCTAACCAATGTGAAAAGCATTCAATATATGAAAGAATCTAATGAAGACAACATAGCTATCGAAA